CGAGGATCGCGTCGATCTGTGCCGACTGGATGCCCCCGCCACCAGAGCCGCCGCCGGAGCTGCGGGCCTCGTTGATGGCGTCGACGAGGTTACCCTTGTTGTAGGTCTTGAGGTCGTCCAGATCGCCGATCTGTTTTTGCAGCTGCGCCCAGACGGGCAGGGACGGGTCGGCGGTCTCGTCGCCGGATGGGTCCGCGCCGGGCTGGACCTTGCCGAGGCTCACCCAGACGGTCGGCAGGACGACGCCGCTTTCGTCCACGCCATAGACGCCCACGCGGGCGTGGCGGCCCGGGACGGCGAGAACTTCGTGCGGTACGGGAACGGTATCCCCGTCCCAGTTCGCCGCCAGAACGTCGACGGTGGTCTTGCCGTTCGAGAAGACGGCGGTCTTCGTCAGCCCGTCCCAATCGTCAGAAAACACGAACTCAACGGTCACGGCCTTGGCCATGCCCGCCGTCAAAAGCTCCGGCGGCGACGCCAGATGCGCACACGCGCGGGAGCAGTGGATGGTGATCATGCGTTATCAGCTCCTTCGAAGGTCACAAACGGCTCAAGGCACTTGATATCCCCGGCGGAAAGCCGGATATCGAGGTCGAGCGGAAGCGTGATGTGCGGCAGCTCGGGGAGCGTGTCGGCGTCCAGCTCGTTCAGCTCCGCCTGCGGCCGCCCGCTCATGAGCTGGTTTCCGTAGAATTCGAGTGTTGGGTTGAGCCTGGTCGCCAGCATGGCGAGCTGATAGGCCTGCCGGAGCGGCAGGTCCTGTTCGATGAGCTTCTGCAGTGGCTTTGCCGCGAGCGCGATGTCGTATAATTTCATGATTCCCTCCTTAGTTGATGGCTGTGCCGTTGACGGTCAGCTTCCCGGATGAGTTGCACGCAAGGGTGCAGTAGCGGTATGAACTGTAATACAGCACGATTTCGTCTCCCCTGACTGTCACGGGATAGCTCGATGTCCCTATCTCAAAGCCGTTCGAGGACGGCGTCAGGGTTTTTGTTTTCAGCTCCAGCGAATTGTATCCGCTCTTGAGTTCTGCGGCGGATACCGTGCCCCACTTCGCGGCGTAGGCCGTCGATCCGTTTTTCAGGAGCACCTGGCCGTCGGTTCCGCCGCTCGGAAGCGTTCCGGCGACGTCGCCCCACGTGCAAGCGTAGTTGGTGGCGCTGGATTTTTTCAGCACCTGACCGGATGTTCCGCCGGTCGGGAGCGCGCCGGTGATGCTGCCCCACTTGGCGGCGTAGTTGCTCGCGCCGTTTTTGAGCAGGACCTGACCATCGGTGCCGCCGGTCGGCAGGATGCCGTCGGGGCTGCCCCAGGTGACGGCGTAGTCGGTGGCGCTGGATTTTTTGAGCACCTGGCCCGTCGTTCCGCCGGAAGGCAGAGCACCGTTGATGTCGCCCCATTCGACGGCGTAGTCGGCGTTGCCTGACTTTTTGAGGATCTGTCCGCTCGTTCCTCCGGTCGGCAGGAGGCCGGTGATGCTGCCCCAGGTGAGCGCGTAGTCGTTGTCGGACGATTTTTTGAGCACCTGCCCGGCCGTTCCGCCGGGCGGGATCTTCGCCGGCGCGTCCGCGCCGGGGTTGCCGATCGGGAACATGACGACCTTGCTGCCGGACAGTTCGAGGACGGCCACGCGCTGTCCGGCGGCGAAGTTGATGCCGGTGTTGCATTTAAAATGCTTCTCGGTCGGCTCCTCCGCGCCGTCAGGCGTGAGGGTCAGGCCGTCTTCCTCGACCGTCGCAATGACGGCCAGCTGGAACGGCTGCTGCTGTTCTTCGGTCTGCTGCTCTTCTGGTTCTTCGGTGTACAGGCTGTCGACGCCTTCCATTATGCAATCACCGTCCTTTTTGCAGAGTGTGTCATGAGACTTCCGGCTGACAGCTGCATCTGCCAGCCGGTCTCGAGGTAAATGCCGCCGATGTCGTCGTGCGTGAGCGCGAGGACGTCACCGATGCCGTGGCCGGGGTCATTGAGCGTGTAAAACGTGATTGCCCGGGCGGAAAGGAGCGACTCGTTGCGCATGCGGTCGGCGTAGGCCTGCAGCTCCTCCTGCGAGGCGATGTTGTCGACCTTGATGAGCGAGGCGATGCGCATGTTCCGCCGGAATGTGGACTTTCGCGACTGCGGATTGTCGTTAACGGCCGTTGCGGCCATGGGCTGCTCCAGATCCGGGTTGGAGCAGACGCAGATGAAGACGTTCGGCGCGTCGAAGATGTCTTCCTCATCTGAGAAGTTCGGCCCCGGATGCCGGTCCGGAAGAAAGAGGTCCGTCGTGCCGTAGGACCAGTCGATGTTCTGCGCGCTCGGCTCCTGATAGGGCTCGAGACGGGCGACGCCGGATGCGTCGAACCAGAGGCTGTTGTAGTTGATCTCGGCCAGCAGGTCGTTGACGATGGTCAGGTAGCTCGTGCCGACATCCCAGTCCTCGCGGTCGGTCTGCAGCGTCGCGTCCGACGGCGTCGCAATGACGAGCGCGACGCCGCAGGCGGTGAGCAGCTTGCGGATCTCGGTGAGATAGGACGCACCGGCGGCCAGGTGCAGGATGGTCTCGGTGCGGTTGCTGTAGACGCGCCAGCAGCGGTCGTAGGCCTCGACCTCGACGCGCTTCTGACCAGCCGCGCCCTTGATGCTCGGGGTCGCGGCCTGATAGATACCGAGGGGTGTCTCCTGCCCGTCGATGGTCATGACAGGCTGAAGCTCGTCGGAGAGGTAGTCGACCGCGTCGTTGACGAGGAAGGTGCCCTTGATGCTGGTGTGGATCGTCGCGTCGCGGCTGGCGATGATCTGCGGGGCGCTGCCGGTGTCCCATTGGAGGTGGGTGATGGGTGCGCCGTTTCTGAGCACGTCGACGCGGAAGCGGACGTCACGGGTCAATGGTGATCGCCTCCTCCCGGTTGGTGTGCGAGATGGTAAAGGAATAGCGGCGCATGAACTCGTCGCAGTTGCTCTCGAGCGACGGGAGCGAGCCGATGGCCATGTTGCCGTAGCGGTCCTTGAGGCAGACGAGGCGGCCGACAAGGGCTTCCAGCGCAAGGGCGGCGGCCCGCTGCGCGTGCGGCCAGGCACAGGCGACGGACAGGGCGCGGTCACGCTGCTCGCTGCGCTCCTCGACGGGGTAGGCAAGGCCTGCCAGATGGACGGTCGAGACCCCGGCCGAGAAACTGGTGCGGTTGGTGCGCAGCTGCGTCTCGGACAGGCGCATCTCGAGCCAGACGCCGGTCTCGAGGTCGCAGATCATGTTGGTCTCGGGCAGCACTTCGACAGTGTCGGAATTGGACACGCCGTAGTTATCGCTTTCGTCGTAGCAGCCGCGGACGCGGTAGGTGACGGAGCCGATGCTGGTGTGGTCGATGTACTGCTTTTGGACGGTGCGGGCGATGGCCACGCCGTCCCGCTCGACGAGGTAAAAATCGTAGCTCCCGGCGGTCTGCCAGGTGAGCGCGGCCTCATGGCCGGCGGTGGCGGTCAGGGTGATGGCCTCGCCCTCGGTGTGTGAAACGGGGAGCGCGGCTGCGCTCCACTCGGACCACATGCCGTACTTGTTCTGCACGCGGACGCGTACGGTGTAACTGCCGTCGGCGAGGTAGACCGGCGAGCGCCATGCCTTTTCCGTGCCGTAGACCGTGCCGGATGCGTATCCGCTGGACAGCGTCAGCTGATAGGCTTCCTGCTCGGAGGTCTGCCAGGTGATGCGCGGGCGCGGGCCGGTGGACTGGATGACGATGGACGGGGCCGATGGGGCGTTGATGGCGATAAACTCGGCCTTGTCGCTCCACGCCGAGGCCGTTCCGTCGGTGTTGTAGGTGCGCACGCGCCAGTATTTTGTTCCGCTTGTGAATTTGTTCGCCGGAACGTCGTAATACTGGTTTTCTCCCGTGACGGTCGCGAGCGTGTTCCAGGTCGTGCCGTCGGCGGACCACTGCAGGTCCGCCTTGCTCTGCGGCGTGCCGGTGGAAATGATGTGCTGCCACGAGAAGCGGTTGACGATGGTGGCGTCGATGACGATGCCGGATGGGGAGACCGGCTTGCAGGATGGTGTGACGTCCGTCGTTGTGATTTCCTGCCATGCAGACGTTGTTGTCGTTCCGCTGTTCGCCGTCACCTTTACGCGCCACTCGATCGTCCCGGACGGGAATGTATTTGCAGGGACTGTGCAGGCGGTTGTCGCGCCGGAGACGCTGATCGTGTTTGAGGCGCTCGCATTTTTGACGCGCCACTCGAAGACGGCGGAGGTTTGCTTTATCTCTGCGAAGCAGACCTGTGAGTCGGCTGTGTCATCGTCACAGCGCCATGTAAACATATTTTTTTCAAATCTGTTTACAAAAGCGCCGGCTGTTGGAGCAAACCCATCCGCTGTTATCCCTACAGTGTCGTCCGAATACTCGCACACCAACGATGGCTTCCGTGTTGACTTTGCGCCGAATATAATCGCCTCGCTTGTCCCTGATTCTCCTCCTCGAAGCGCGACCACAAAGCCATTTCTTATTCCTTGCTGCAGTTCTTCTTTTTTTGATTTGTAATTTTTCAGGTCAAAAACTGCATTTAGCTGTATGATTTCATTCAGAGCCGTCCAGTTTCCGTTTGCTTGCTCCGAGACCCCTGTGAAGGTCTGGTATATCTCAGGCCTTGTCGCATATGTCATTGCATCTGCATCAAATTGACTCGCCAACGCATTTACATATGTCCAAATCCCCTTGTATGTAGCGTCGCTTTCTGCTGTTGGCTGTGCATAAAATGCAAGCGTTACTTTTGTTACCCGTTTGAACTTGTATGTGTCGCCCGGCACAGGGAAGTTGATATATACGTTATCCCCTCGCTTAATGTTTCCCGCGTCTCCTGTAAACGGCTCTACGAAGAATTTGTACTGTGTAAGATCCGAATAGTTTGTGTTCGGGTGGTTCTTCGCGACTGCTGTCGAGCCGCTTGCCTGCACTGTAAACGTCGGCATTTACTTCGCCCCCATTCTGGTTGTGATGCGTGCGTTTTTGGCGATGCGGAGGATGGTGTCGAGGTCGTCAACGTGGTCGACGTAGACGGTGGTGTTGTAGGTATCTCCGGATGTGTAGCGGGTCTCGCTGGCCGTCTGGATGCGCGAGCCGGATGGGAGATAGATCCGCTCGAGGCCGTTCTCGTTGACCCGCGTCCAGCCGCCCGCCCAGTTGTCCGTGCCGGCGGCGTTGCCGCGCAGCTTTTTGAGATATTCCTGCACCCACAAATCCTGCGACTTGCCGAGGATGGAGCTGTCTCCCGCTCGCACGAGCGCTTCATACTGCGCGTTGGCGTATGCCTCCATATTGCCGTAGGCTTTGCCGGTGTCGGTGTCGAAGTAGCTGCCGTATCCGTTCGCAGCGGTCGCGCGGTTCGTATCCTGCTGCATCCACTTGGTATTGAGCCTCTGTACATTCGACATCTGGCCCTTTCCGTAATTCAGGCCGAGCGCTGTGCCCATCTTGTTGAAATCGAGCGTCAGCAGACCGGACAGGAAGTCCCCGGCGTCGGCAATTGCCGCCATGACCTCCGACAGCGGGCGCAGTGCCTTCGTCAGAGCCGGGACCTTGTCATTTGACAGGGTATCCATCGGGTTGATGATCTCGCCCGCCGTCTCGAGCAGCATGCCGAAGGAGTCGACCAGCCCTGATTGCTGCAGCACATCGCCGATATACTTGATTCCGCTGGTGACGTCGCCGTAGAATTCTTCCAAATATGGCGCGAACTCTGCGGCCAGCTGATTCTTGACGCCCTCCTGCGTATTTTGCAGGCGAGAATAGGCGTCGTCGACGCCCTGCAGGGATTTGAGCGCGTCGTTGTCAAGGACATAGCCCATATCATGCGCTTCCTGCGCGTAAGCCCGCATTTTCTCGCCGCCGAGGTCGATGAGCGGATTGAGCTCCTGCGCGGACTCAGACATGAGGTCCATGGCCAGCGCGTCCCGCTCGGTCTGGTTTTTGATCTCACCGAGCGCGTCGATGGTGTCGTAAAATACATCCTGCGCGCTGCGGAGGCTGCCGTCGGCGTTGGTGATCTCTACGCCCAGACGCTGGTACGCATCATAGGCGTCGCCGGTGCCCGCTGCGGCCTCCTGCATTTTGTTGGTGGTCTCCTTGAGGCTGTCCTTGATGCGGTCCATGGAGACGTCCGTGAGGTCCGCCATGTAATTGAGCTCCTGCACGGAGTCGGTCGTCATGCCGGTCACGGAGGCGAGCGTGAGCAGATCGTCTGCATTCGAGGCTGCTTCCTTCGTCATGGAGATCAGCGCCTTTTCCGCCTTGACGATGGCCGTCGCGACGGCGGCAAAGCCGCCCGCTAGCGCCAGCGACGAAGCGTCCAGACTTCCCATGGCGTTCATGGACTGCTTCATGCTGTCCGGCAGCTGGATGCCGAGCTTGGACGTCAGGCCATTCACCACGTCGCCGAGGTTTCCCATGCTCTGCCCGGCGTCCTCGGTTGCGGTGGTCGTGTCTTCTATCTGCTCTGTGTTGTTTTTCAGCTGTCCGTTCAGCTTGTAAAGCTCGGCTTCCGCGTTATTGAGTTCTTTTTCCCAGCGCAGCGTTTCCACTGCGTTTGATCCGTAATTTTCTGCAGCTTCTTCGAGCCCAGCTTTCAGGTTATCGATTTTGTCATACTGCAGGCTTATTTTTTGGGTTAGCAGGTCCGTTTTCGCCGCCGAAAGTTCTGCTGATTCTGCGTTATCCGCATATTTTGCCGATACCTTCCGCATCTCGGCGTCCAGCACGTCCATGCTTGCGCTGAGCCGTTCGATATTATTTCGGTATTTTTGTTCTTTTTCACCTTCCATGCGCTTTTCATTTTCGCGCATCTGGTTATTTAGATCGTTCAGTTTCGCTGTTGCGTTTTGCAGGCTGGCCTTCCACGCCATTGTAGCTTTGCTGGATTCTCCCGTTTTTTTTACGGAATTTTTCAGAGCCTCTTGCATATAGCGGATCTTTTCTGTTTGCGAATAGATCTGCCGTTGCAGGATGTCATTCTGTTGCCCTAGCAGCTTTGCGCTGTCTGCATTTTTCCCATACGCAGACGTTACTTTCCGCATTTCGGCGTCCAGCACCTTCATGCCGCTGCCGATCTCGGAAATTGCCTGCTTGTATTCTTTTTCGCCCGAAAGCGTAAATCTTGTGTTGATGTTTGGCATATTATGTGCCTCCGTTGATGTAGGCGGACAGGCTCTGCGGCTCTTCCGGCTTTTTGGGCGGCTCCAGTGCGTCAAGCAGGAGCGTCAGGCGGCGCGGGCTCATGGTCTTCCAGAATTCCCGCTCCGGCAGGTGCAGCCGGAAGAGCCAGATTGCGAGGAAGCCGGGGAAATCAAAGCCCAGCTGCTTCGGTTTCCCCGGCGGTGTCAGTTTTTTTCGTCTTCCGACGTTTTTTCACCGAGTTCTTCCTCCGGCGGCGTGACTGCGGCCTGGATCATCGGATAGATCCGCGTCCCGGCCTCAAGCGTCTGGTGCATGGTGAGCTTCCGGCCCAGCTGCTTGCTCGTAAAGCGCAGCGGAAGGCCGTTTTCGTCGGTGATGCCCTGCGTGTCTGCGGCGTCTGTCAGCATGGCGGCCAGGAAGGCCAGCGTGCTTTTGAGGCCGTGCACCGTATTCAGCGCGCGCAGCAGATTGCCGTCGTATTCGTCCTGCACGTCGGCAAGGACGTTCATGTTGCAGGAGAGCCGGTAGACCCGGCCCTCGAATTCGTAGTCAACGGTTTTTATCTTGGTTGTTTCCATCACTAGCCTGTCACCCCCAGTTTCGCGTCGATCCAAGCGATGGCCTCTGCCTCTGTCGCAAGCGTCGCGCGGGATAGCATTTTCTTCTTTTCGGTGTCGTCTGGAAGGAATTCACCGGATGTCGTCGGCGTGGAAAACTGGATATTCTCGCCCTTGGTCTTGAGGCTGTAGCCCGGAGGGCCGAACATCGTCTTGTGGATAAAAAACGCTGTGAATTTCGTCACGCCGTCGATCTTGTCGGGCGCGTATGCCCCGTAGCCGACGTAATTGGCGTTGTCCTTGCCGGTGTATACCACCTCGTCGTTGTCCGTTTCGGCGGTGCAGCCGAACATAAGCACCTCCGCGTCCTTTTTGATGTACTTTGTGCCAACGGAGATCGTGCCGCCGGTCGGCTCGCGGACGTACTCCGCAAGGACGGATTCTGCGTACAGGCGGCCCTCCGCAAAGCGCAGATCGATGTTTACATTCATCGCGTCGCCGAGCGCGACCGGCGTAGCATACGAGATCACGCCGTTTGTATTCTGGTATTTTGCGACTTTCATGCCGCGCAAGTCAAACTGAGGCATTATAAAAGTCCCCTTTCTTTCAGCTTTTGTGTAAGGATCTTTTCGAGCTCCGCGTTTACGCGCTTCTGCGCGTTCCTGACGCCCTTTGTCCAAAAATAAGTTCCTGTGATCTGCCCGTACTCCTTCGCGCGGCCGTAATTCAAAACAAAAAGCACGGTCGCCCTGCGCGTTCCGTGCTCGTTTTTGCCGACTGCGGTGATGGAGATGTACGGGTCTCCGTTTTTGTCGCGTTTGATGGTTTTGCGGTATTTCACGCTGGATGCATATGCCTCGGTCCGAAACCCGCTCGCCTTGACCATTTTTTGCAGTTCCTCGACGATGATATCCCCGGCGGCGTACATGAGCTCCTGCTGCATGTTCTCATCAAAAACATTCGCTTTCTGGAGCGTGGCCATGAGCTCGTCGACACCGGTGATCGAGATGTTAGCCATAGGCTGCGCCCTCCGTCTCTGCGATGAGGGCGATCTGGGTACGGCCGGTCTCCTTGTCGTAGGTCTCCATATCGACGGTGGCAATGTAGCCTGCGGCCTCCAGCGCGGCTTTTACGCGCTTTAAAAGCCCGGCGGCAAATCCCTCGGCAAAGATGGAAACGGCGTACTGCACGCCGGTCTCTGCCTCTCCGCCCTCGGCGTAGAGCTGCCCGGACTGGCCGAGCAGCTGATAGATGATGTAGGTTTCTTCTCCGCCCTTGTATGGCGGGTGGCAAACCGGGACTCCCAGGTTTGCCAGCGCCTCATAGATCATCATGCGCCGTCCCTCCGTTTGCAGGTCAGCTCTACCTCTTCCGTCTCCGCGCCGTAACTGCGGACGACGTCAAAGACGTCCGAGCCGCAGGTGAGCTGCTGCTCGCCGCCGTACTCCGCGCTGTGCATGCGGAAAATTGCGTCCGTGCGCTTGCCGGCCTGTGCGGCCTGGTAATACTCAGCGCGGTTGACGGACTTGCGGGCAGCCCAGACGGTTGTCTCGCGTTCGAGCTTTTCGGTGGTCTGCCCGCTCACGATGGGATAGGACAGCAGGCGCAGCGTGATCTGGGTGTCAAAGATCACAGCACGCGCCCCCTCCCTCGGCGCCCGGCGAATAGTCGTCGGACAGGCCCATCGCGTCGCGCAGCTCCTCAAAGCACGTCTTCCATTCGTCGCCGTGGCCGCAGAAGTCATGCTGCCAGCGGACGAAGGCTCGGACGGCGTCTTTGACCAGCGGGTCTTCGTCCGCCCCCTCCGCGCCCGCAAGATGCAGGCGCAGGAGGCAGGCGTCGATCTCGTCGGCGAGCTCGTCGTCAAGGGCGTTTGTGGTCAGCCGCAGGGCGGTTTTTGCAACGTTGATCAAAGCCATTGGTTATCCCTCCCTGTTGGCCGCGCGCCGTCAGGCCTTCTTCTTGGTCAGCGTGACGAGGCTGTTGACGTCGACGCACGCACCGTCGGCGATCTCGATGGCCTTTGTGACCTCGTCGTCGGTTTCCTCGTCGGTGTAGCGTTTTACCGTCATCCCCATGTTTTCGTTCCAGAGGTAGTCCGCCGGGTCGAACATAAAGGCGAAGACGGTGTCGGCCGTGACCGACGCCGCAAATGCCGGCAGGTAGTCGCCGGTCAGAATGACCTCGCGGCCAAGGATGTAGTTTACGGGCTTGCCGTTGATGCCGTAGTTGACGCGCGCGACGGGCTGGCCGTTGCTGTCGACCATGCCTACAATCTGCGTCTCAAATGTCTTCTTGGACATGAACCAGACCGCGCCGTCATACGCCTGCGGCAGTGCAGCTTCGGCCTTGCACAGATCCTTGTAGGTCAGAGCGGTCGTCGCGGCGGCGATGTCGATGTTCTGGCCAGTCGGTGCGGTCTCCGCGAGAATGCCCTTCGGCTGGCTGGAACCGGTACCGTTGATGATGGCCTGTTCCTTCGCCTTTACCATCGCATTTGCGACGTTCCGGACAAACTGTGCCTCGAACATCGGGTACGCCATGATAGAAACTTCCAGCGACATGGAAATCGCGCAGCGCAGTTTGTGGTACGCAAAGACGATCTTTCCGGTCGACGTCTTCTGCTTGTCGGAGCCAGCGCCTTCGGCAACCCAGGAGGCCGTCGGCTTGGCCGAGTTCGTCGGGACCTGGACGCCACCGACATAGGACGTGTGCGTCACGCGCGGCAGGATCATGCCGATGGCTTCCATCTTCTCGTAGATCTTCTGGATGGTCGTGGTCGGGATGACGCTGCCGACGTCGGTTGTCTTGGTGTTGGCGTCCGCGTTGGTCAGCTCTGCCGGGATCTTCTTGCCGGTCAGGACGTAGTTCATAAAGGCCCGCTTGTACTCGTCGGTGTCGTACCGGTCGAGCACGTCCGGAGTCTTTGCCGTGCCGGACAGGTCGACGGACTGTGCCGCCGCAGCCGGAGCCGCGACCTTCTGGCCCGCGAGGGCGTTGAGGTTCGCCTGGATCTTGGCTTCCTCCTCAAACTTGGCGTCGATGGCTTCGACTTCCTTCATCTTGGCCTGCGCCTCTGCTGTCTTGCTTTCGTCCAGCAGCTTCTGGGCGTCGTCCATGAGCTTCTGGCGCTGGATGTTGTAAATTTCCTTCGTCATTTCAATTCTCCTTTGAGTTTTAAAAATTTCAGTTTTGCTTCTGCCTGCGCCCGTTCGGGCATAAAAAAATCAGGCTCTGCGGCCTGACCTTTTAAAAAGTTTTCCGCGCGCCGGAGCGCGTCTTCGCTGAGCATGCCGGAATAAAAATCCGCCGCCAGCGGTTTCTGGCCGGTATCCGGCTGCATCACGCGGTCGACGAGGCCGAGCTCTACGGCCCGCTCCGCTGTGATCCACGTTTCTGCGTCCATCATGGCGGCGATCTCCGCCTCCGGCCTGCCGGTCTTGGCGACGTAGGCCGAGATAATGGCGTGGTTGGCGTCGCGCAGGACACCGGCGGTGTGCTCCATCTGTCGGTAGTCTCCGTCGGCGCTGGACTGGACGTTGTGGATCATCATCATGCCGGTCGGCGTCATTTCCGACTCGCCCGCCATGGCGATGATGGACGCGGCCGAGGCCGCGAGGCCGACGATGCGGATGTGGACGCCGCCCGCGTAATTGCGCAGGGCGGTGTAGATCTCGCTCGCTGCGAAGATCTCGCCGCCGCCGGAATTGATCTCGACCTCTGCCCGCTCACCGTTTCCGGATGCAAGCGCGTCGGCTACTGATTTAGGGCTCGTCGCCTCCATGCCGTACCACTGATAAAAGCGGTGCTGGTTGCTGGACACGATGGGCCCGCGAATGCTGATCTTCATGCGGTTTCATCTCCTTTCTGCGTGGTGTTCCGGTCGACCGGCTGCGTGTCCAGCCTGCGGATCGGCTTGTCCCCGCCGTCGACCGGCGCGAGGTTGAATGCGCGCCGCCATTCGTTCGGCGTCAGCGCGCCGCGGTCGACCAGCTGCAGGAGGTTGAGCTTGGTCGAGGTCGAGGCGAAGTCCCACGCGGACGCCTCAAAGACAATGCGGTTGCCGCAGCCGCGCTCGCGACGGGAGAAGAGCTTGCGGGTGTACTCGCCGCTCAGCTGCTTCAAAACCGGCTCGATCTCGGCGTCAAAATAGGCGTTCTGCTCATCCTCCGTCGCAATGGATGTGACGATGTGCGGGTTGGTATTGAACAGGGCATAGATGCGCTGCGTGGTTTTGTCCATCTGGGCGGCGTTCGGGACGTAGTCCTTGGGGTCGATCTGCTTGGCCTCGGCCTTTGCGTCGACGGCCGCGACGCCCGTGCCGTTGGAAACATTGAGGAAGCTGTCGGCAAAGTCCTGCGCGCGCTTCTTGATATCCTCCGCGCGCATGGAGGATGCGAACATCAAAAGCCAGCGGATGACGGCGCTATTCCGGATGGCCTTGACGATGCCCTGATCCGTCGTGGTGACGATCTCCATGAGCGGCACGATGGCCGGGGCGATCGGGTCGCCGAAGATGTCGTTCTCGTAGAAATCCCCGCGCAGGTGGATGATGTCGTCATAGGCAAACGTCAGCACATTGCCGTTCTGCATGTAAAATTTCAGGTACAGATTCCCGCCTGCGTCGTAAACGGCGTCTGCCTGCATGGCTGCGACTGGGAAGATGGCGTTCGGCAGACCGTTTTCATCCCGCAGGATCACGGCGAAGGCGTTGTTGTTGAGGACCAGCTGCGCGGCCAGCTTCTCCTGCAGCATCTGGCCGGTCATGTACTGGTTCGGCTCTTCGAGTAGGAAGCGGATGTACGGCTCCGGGTTGACGGCGATCTTCCGCGTCTGGGCGGTGATGGTCTCCCGGATGTGCTTTGCCGTCAGCTTGCCGATGGCCTTGATCTTGGGCCGGATGCAGGCGCGGACGATATCGGACTGATACATTTTGCCGTTGTAGCTGTAAAAGCCATTCCCGCGCTCCTGCACCATCTGGACGGTCGAGACGCGCTTCGTCGTCGTGATATTGGTCCAGAGGTTTTTCAAAAATCCCATGTTGTCACTCCTAGAGCATACTGGTGTATTCCGCCTGCTTCTGATCGTAGATCGTGTAGGCGTCTAGCAGGGCCGCTGTGCCGTCGATGCGGCGCGTGGACTTGCTCGTTTTGTGCGGCTGAATATTGCCGTTTTTGTCCTCGTCGTAGGCGGTGTTTGCGAGGTTCCACTTGTCGATCGGGTGGTTGTTGTAAATAATGCGCTTGGATTCCAGGTCGTTCCCGCAGCGCTTCATTGGCTCTGACAAGGTCTTCACGCCCTGATGCACGGCGATCATGGCCTCGGCCCCGAAATAGTCCGCCATGCTGTCGACCCAGTAGGTCGCAGACCACGCGTCGTAGCCGAAGAACGGCAGGAAAATATCGAGGTCTTCCTGTACCTCGACAAACCAGGTTTTGACGTCCTCATAGCGGATCTTGTTGCCCTCGGACAGGCGGAGCAGCCCGCGCTCATGCCACTTGTCGTAGGGGATCTTGTCCTCCGTGACGCGCTTTTCCAAAAGGTTTTGCGGCAGCCAGTACATCTGCAGCACAAACAGGATCTCCGGCAGCTCCGGCACTTGGAACAGCACCTTTGCCGCCGTCAGGTCAGTGGTCTTGGAGAGGTCCGCTCCGCCGATGCCGTATCGCGGGTAGGAAAGCACGCGCTCCTGCGTCTTGCCGTCCGCCATGTAATGCTGCCAGATCAGGCGGCGGTTTTCCCTGTCGAGCTGGAAGGTGTCGCGGTTGTCCAGCTGCTCAAAGTTGAGCCAGGCTTCGCTGGAGGTCTCGCGGATGTTGAAATCCTTGCAGACGAGGTTTCGGACGAGGGCCGGGTTTTTCTCCGCCCGCTCGACCCGCTCTTTGAGGGCCGTGTAGCTCTTGATCGTCCCGAGGCCCGGATTTGCCTTTTTCCAGCAGTCCGGGTCCGTCCACTCGCTGCGCTTGTCGAGCTCGTAAATAAACGCGATCCGGCGCGGGTCGTGGTACCCGTCCGGATCTTCGTATCCGTTTATGATGCGCTCGGCCTCTTCGTATTTTTCGTCGTAGATGTCTTCTCGAATGGTGCCGGCTGTGGAGGTGATGAATCGCAGCGGCTGCGCGCGGGCCTGATCGCCGTCGGCAACGATGTCGTACAGCGGTCTGCCGTTTTTCCACTGATGGAGCTCGTCCATCATGGCCCCGTGGATGTTGAGGCCGTCGAGCGTGTCGCTGTCTGAGGACAGCGGCTTGAATACGCCGTCGTTATAATCGCTGTCCACCTCACCGACTAGACATCGCGTCCGTTTGCGCAGCGCCGGTGATTTCTGCACCATCCGCTTTGCTTCCTGCCAGATGATCTTCGCCTGGTCCCGCTTTGTGGCTACCGCGTAGACTTCCGGGCCTGCTTCGCCGTCCGCCAGCTGCAAATACAGGCCGACGCCTGACGCAAGCAGCGACTTGCCGTTTTTCTTGCCGACGATGAGGATGGCCTCGCGGTACTGGCGGTTGCCCTCGATGTCGATAAACCCAAAGACAGTCGCGAGCAGCGCCTTTTCCCAGAGCTCCAGCTTGACGAGCTGGCCGCCCGCCTTGCCCTTGGAGTGGTGGCAGTAGTTTTCAAAAAATTCGAGGACGTGGTTTGCCCGGCGCGGGGAATAATAAAACTCGGAATCCGCGTTTTCAAGCTGCGCGACCACATGTCTGTAGGTCTTCTGCACCTTGAGGCTCACCGTTTCACGTCCGGACTGGATCGCGGCCCAGTATTCGAGGATCGGATTGTACGTTTCTGGATAGCGCGTCACAGCTCGTCACGCTCCCGGACAAAGCTTGCAAAGCCGTCGTCCTCCTGCTTCGGCGCGGTGTCCGGCTTCGGCAGGAGCGCCGTGAGCTGCTTGATGATCTTCTGGTAGTTCGCGTTCGTGGAGTTGTACGCCTGCCCGATCGGCCGGGCGCGGTCATATGGCTCGAGCCGCTCCGACTGCTGGAATTTCTCCGTCCAGCCGTTTTCCCGCAGGTCGTCCGCCATGTCCTCGCACTCGATTCGCATAAATGCTGCCTGATCGATGAGGCCCGCGACAGTCCCGGCCGCTTCCTTCGGCAGAAGCTTGTAGATCCTCCGGAGTCTGGCTTTCTCGGCGCGGATACGCTGTTCCTTTGTCTTTTCCTGCCTGTTCGCCACAAAAACCGCCTCCTTTTCGCGTGATTTTTGCCGTCTGTCCGCGCGTGCGCGTAGATTACTTATCGCCGCGCTATTGTAGGGGGGCCTCGCGAACGGCCTGCGTATTCTTCCGAGGTAGGGCGTGCGGTGATCTAGCCGGCGCCCCGGCCTCGCGCGACGGGGGGAATCGGGTCTCCGGCGGCGTCGAAGAAAATTTTTTGCGTCAGAGATCTTGCGACGCCGTGACCGTCGAACTGATCGTGACAGTCTTTACAGACGTACTCGAGGTTGGAGTAGGACAGGCTGACGTCCGGGTCGGTGATGTTGTCCGGCGTGAGCGCCCGCTTGTGATGGACGATGTAGCCCGGCTTGTCCCGGCACTCTTCGCACAGCCCGCCATCGATTGTCCGGCGGAACTTGATATACCCGGCGCGGCATTTCTTCCAGCGCCCGGACGCGTAAAAGCTCGCGGCCCATGGCTGCATCCTGTTCCCTCCAATTCTTCACGCTATCACTGTAGCACAGATTTTAGGCTCTGTTAGCTCAACTTTTGCGGTAGCCCATTGCCCGCGCTGCCTCGTAGACAAAGCGGCTGTACATCCGCTTGGCCGTGGATGTGCTCACGTGTACCTGTCTGGCGGCGGACTCCAGACTCTCGCGCGGCCAGATCCATGTATGCAGGCGCACGATCTCCAGCACATCGCCGCCGTCCCGCCAGGTCTGCACGGTGTTGATGGCGGACTGGATCGCTGTGTAGTCCTCGTACTCCCGTGAGGACAGAACGCGCACCGCAATGTCCTCGACGGCGCGGCCGGAGGACTGCCCGCCCGGCTGCGAGGAATAGCCCGGCGTGATCTTCTGCCGGCTCATATCCCGAACCTGTCGGCTCAGTTTCGGGTATTCGCCGATGGTGCGGCAGACATTCCCGTACCACCAATATCTCGGCTTTGACACTTTCCCACTTCCTTCCTGCTTCGTTCTAAAACCTTACGCATATACAAGGTTTAATTTAAGCGGCTCCCGTTCCGCTTGTTCTCTGATCTTGGGTCGACTACATACTTATAATATTGATACCCGTACTTTGTCGTCCGGGCCTCTACGAGGATGTAACCTCGCGGGGCGACGGGCGGATGCTTGGGGCTGTACTCGCGCACGGCCTCGGTCGCAGGTTCCGGCTCTGGGCGGATACAATTTCGCGTCGCCTTGTACCGGTGGCCGCCGAATTCTTTTCTCCAGTGCGCATGCAGGTAACTGGCAAGTGCTGTGTAGTCCTGGCCGTGGTCGACCTTGTTTCCCTGCTCGTCTATATAATAGTTGTGCTTTCGCAGGTGCCGAACCTCGATCACGCTGCCGAGCCCCCAAAGCCCGCCGATGGCTTCTTCCGGGATCCCCTCCGTTACCAGGTGCAAATGGAAGCGATTGGTTGTTTTTCCTCTTCCGTAGAAAGCAACGATTTTGGCCTCCGGATAGTGATACTGCATGCGGCGCACAAGGTTGTCGCGCACTCTGCGCATTTCCTCTGCGGTATGTACCTCGTTTTCTGCATCCAATGTCAGGGTGGAATACAGGCTTGTGGGCGAGAAATTGGCGTTCATCAGCGCAACGAGCCGATCCAGCGATTGCTTGCTGTTGAATTCATCGCGTTCTTCCTGCGACTGGAACCGCGGCTTCTTCGGCCGGCTGGTCTTCGGATCCGCGCCATCGGACACGGTATAAACGATCTGCGTACATACCGCCCCTGTAAACAGCCGGCGCTTGTGTCTCTTCACCATAGTCTCAGCTCCTCCCATCTCTGCCCGCTCAAAGCGTGGCCGGAAATTCCGGCCATGCGTTCAACTGGCAGTCCCTTCTTCTGTGTACCCGCACGCCGTACACGTACACGTATCTGTCTTTTCGTCCCAGCGGCAGCAGCCCACAGCCCAACATTCCGGGCAGATTGGCCACGGGCCTTTTTTTCCGGCCGGATCTGGACCCGGTCCGATTGGTGTCTCGTCTCGCAGTGTAGCCGGAGACTTCGGCCACATTTCGTCAAGCAACGCGTCTATCCTGCTTTTCAGGCTTCGCAGCTTAAAAAACACCAGCACGCCCAGCGTGATCCACTCCAGTGCAGCAGCAAGCTCCAAAATCTCAATGATCATTTTCTTCTCCTTCCACCCCTTCCAATTCTCCTTTGCAGTATGTGCAGCGGCTCGGCATGCTCTTTTTCAAACCGCCTTTTTTCCAGAGTTCGAAGCACGGTTTCTCCGGTCTTCCGCAGTATGGGCAGCGGTAGACACGGAAGATATCATCCCAGCGCCAGACCATACGGACTGCGTTTTTCTTCTTCAAGCCCCATCGCCTCCCTCATTGCTTCAATCAGCCTCTTTTCTATTTTGTCCTGATCGATCTTCACTTCCATCGTTGCGCCCTCCTGCTCTACCCACACGCCGTCCGTGCGCTTTGTAAATCCTGCTGGTGCAAAATTTCTGGCGTGTTCCAGCTCCGGCGTATGCCTGCACTGTGGATAGCTGCATTTCTCGCAAGCCTTTCTGTCGCAAAGAAATAGGATATTCCGCTCTTTCGCTCGCGATACGCTGTTCGGCAGAAGAACGACTGGCTGCCCGATCTCCGCCGTAAGCTGCTCCTGAAGCTTTTTCCGATCGCCGTCGCGCAGTCCGACTGTGCATTCCAGCAAAATCATCCCTGTTCCGCCTCCAGTTCCTTGCGCTCCTGCATAAACCCGTGCAGGAACAGCTCCAGCAGAGCGGCGGCGCGGTTGGTCAGATTTGTGAAATCCTTTTTGCTGATCTGCAGTTTGCCGGTCGTAACAACCTCAGTCTCCGGTCGACCAATAATCTGAATTGTCGGATTAGGCACCAGCTTCTTTGCACCGTCCGTCCCCACTTCGAAGAGCGGCGGCGTGGACTGCTCCATGACGATGCGCGGCGGGTATTGCTCGCCGCGGAAGCTGGTATCCCATTGCTGTTTTTCGTAGTATGCGACAAAATTGTCTAGGTCGTGTGCAAACGCGCCCATGATTTCTGCCATTTTGATACTCCCTTCAAATTGTGATGATCTCCCGCCTCGACTGGCGGGCAAATTTTCGTTCCGGGCAGAAGCGGCACTCGGTGCAGCTCCATGCGCCGCGGTAGTTGTTGCGCGTCGGGCAGAAGGCGTTGTAGCAGATCCCGGAGCCTGCCCGCTGCGGGCTGCGGCCGAATTTTTTCTTCTTCGGTTCCGCTTTTGGCTTTTTGGCTGGATCCCTCTTGGTGACGAGCGTGGCCGCGCGTTCTTTTCGGAAGCAGCCGCAGCTTTTTGCATGCCCGTTCCGGAGGTATCTGCCGTCCTTGCTGCAGATGGTCCCGCATTTACACCGGCAGATCCAGTGTGCCGTGTCTCCTTTTTTGCTGGTATCCCGCCCGATGACGTGCAAATATCCAAAATCCGTGCCCGTCAGATCGACTACGTGTGACATTTCCATTCTTCTTTCGTCAGGGGCCGGTCTCCCGGCCCCTATGCAGGGCGGGCTCGCACCGCCTGCGCCTGCGCGTCCCCCTGTCGCCGCAGGCGAGCTGCCCTTGTCTGCTCAGACAGCTTCACATAAGTAGGTAACACGATGCCGCCGGGCGATCCCGACACCCGGCGTGGGGTAACGTTGACGGTTTCCATCCGCGCGCACGTTCCACACGCGCTTTTTATCCCCGGCCCGCGGGCTTGAGGTGTCGCGGGCCGGGTGCAGAGCCGGGGTGATCCTTCCGCAGCCGTCTCATGGCGGAGCGGCCGCGGCATAAGTCCGAAAAAATATGGTTCCCCGGCTGATTGCTGGTCTTAGTCCTCGGGCTGGCTGATGTCCTTGTGCCGCAGCCCGTCGGCGTTCTCGGTCAGCGGCAGCGCCTGCCGCCGCGCGTGCTCATCCGGGTTCCAGCCGCACCGTGCGCAAAGATCCGGCGCGAGCTTTGCATACGGACAGGCATTGCCCTGCTTCGGCAGCCCGCATGCCTCGCGCGGGCTGCTCTCGTTTTTTTCTGGCATGTTAGACCTCCTGGATCTCGATCCCGAATTTTGACCGCATGAATTTCCGGTTGCGCAGATACTCCTTCGTCCGCGTCGGCTTGGACTTCACATCTTCTACGACCAGCTTGCCGCCGAATTTGTACGAAAAGTCCGCCGTGTACCGGATCGCTCGGATCCGCTCGCCGGTTTCGGTGATGTAACTCTCCTGCAGCGTGAATTGCGGCTGCAGCCGCAGGTCGGAGATGATCCCGGCCCGGAGCATGACCATCAGATCGTCATAGCGCCGGGCTTCCTTCCGGCTGGCGAAGCGCAGCTCGCCGCGCGTATCCTTCCTGCTGCCGTACTTCGTCTTCCCATGGCTCCCCTTGTGAAGGGGAGCTGGCGCCGCAGCGCCTGAGAGGT